TTGGCATTTGTGGACAACCAAAATCATCAACAGGATAATCATTTCGTATTGTTGTTACATTTTCGTTTGATGTAGTTGTTGTAAATCCAGTATATTGTACTCCATGTATTGAAAATACGTTACTAGTCTCATAAACCGAAAATTGTTGTTGGTAAGTTCCTCCCGTTATTTGGAAAAATTGTTGTTGGAACTCACCCATATTAATTCTTTGGTCGGCAACATAAATATACTCGTTAAAATCAATTAACGCCTCAGGCGCACCAACCATCCTTAATAAACACTCAATAGATTTTCTTGTTCCTTTAGACTTAAATAACCAAGCGGAATTTAATATTAGGTTTCTATAGAATTGATAATTTAATTCTTCTGGTGTTTGACCTATTTGTAATCCGGCAAATGTGTTTGGTTGGTGTGTAAAGACCGCTTGTAATAATTCTTCGTTTGAAATTGGTGAAAAGTTTGTAGTCCACCCTAATGTTTGAGCTAAATTTTTAAGTAATTGTGATGGTATATCATTTTTAATTGTATAATGAACACTATTCATGTTTCCTAATGCGGTAATAAATTGTCTTGTCTCATCAAAACTTCTACCATATATTTGCAACAATTTCTCATATTTTTGATCTGGAGTGTCAAACTCTTTTAAGGCTCCTGTTGTTAAAAATCTTGAGATTATATTTGTATTGTAGGTATCTAAATTTATTGCGAAGTTATTGATCTTTATCAAATAGTTATCAAAACTAACTGACGTAATGTCCAAATTCCAAATACCACTCTTAGGGAAAGTGGCAAACGTACTAGTGATGGTATATGTCCCATCTTCATTTTGAATTGGCACTTTAAAGGTTGATGTGTAAGCCGGCGTAATTTGTCTGTTAAGTAAGAAGTTCTCAACAGGTGTAAAATCCATGTTAAACACCTTATTTACTTCATAATTGTTAGGTCTAATAACTAAATAATCGTAAGTTATTTGATTACCCTCGAAAGGATTACCATCAACAATCAACCTTAATTCTGTTGAGGTACTTGTTGTTGGGTATAAGTAATTTATAGGATACTCTATTCCATTTAAATATATGACATACTTCTTATAGTTTTCCGTCATATTTCTCAATACGGAAACCTCATTTTCTCTTAATAAAAAGTTTCTTGTCGCACTTTCAGTGTAATCAATATCAAATGGGTTTCTAATTGATGAAATACTAACCTCTAAGTAGGTCTCATTTTCTGTTTGGTTATATGAAATATTATGTGCTGTTTCTTGTGTTGAAAAAGTCGCTGTTTGTGGCGAAACTTCTAAACCAGCCGGAAAAAAATTAATAATCTTCGCTATTGATACTGAAAATCTTTTAACTAAAGAACCATATTGAGTAAAGTTCGTTACCTGAGATAAGTCATAATTAGGGTAAATCCTATAGTTTTTGGCAATTATTTCTCTTGATTCGGCAATTGTATCAATATTAATTGATTCCAAATTAATTGGTTCAGAAAACGCCCCAATAGTAAAAGTTCTATTCTGTTTTTCACTTATTCCGGTGGTAAAATTAAAATTTGCCTGAGTTAAACCACCACCAGCAACAAGTTGTACCCCAACTAAGTTGTTAGAGAACTGATTTGCTGCACTACTCTGTGGTGGACAAGTAAATTTATTTATTGCCATTATACGGTTATATTGTTAAATGCTTTTGAAAAATCAATGTTATTACCACGATCTTGTCTAACCTCATACAACAATGCGTTGAATTGGTCTTTAATTTCGTATAAGTTGTATTGTTTATATATATTATTACTAGAGTCGTAAATCGTATAGATACCATCTTCAATAGATTTGGTTTGATTACCATAAAGGGCAATTGCTAATGTCGAAATATCTTGATCTACGATTTCAATTTCAGTTGATATTGGATTAAAATATGTGTTTGTTATAATAATGTTTTGAGCCGGTTGACCAATAAATGGTGTCGCACTTGGTTTGTTTGTCGGTGATGAAGATGGTGAAAGAGTGCAGAATATTAAGTTAGTATTACCCTCAACATATCTATATCTAATTGATTTTTGTATTGTGTTTGTAAGATTTTGAACAACTGGTTCACAATAGAACGATGATGTTATAATTCTAAAGAAATTAGGTATTTTAGTCCCATCGGAGTTTAAATACTCAACTCTAAACCCAACCAATCCTTGGTTAACAAATTTATTTTTAAATTGTGTTGGAACATTTGTAATATCTATCACAATACCCTTAACATTTGGAAGTGAGGATAATACACCACAATCCGTAATGGAAGTTCTAATTTGAGCTGGTCTAATTAAAAGGGTATATATACCAAGTTTATTGAATTGGTCTGCAGGTAGTTTAAGGTTATATAAACCACCAAGTATTTCCACTGAACTACCACCTGTTGCCGTATTATTAAAATAGGGTCTTAGAACGTCTTGTGCGTTCAAAGTTGTTAGGATGAAATTTTGAGTATCATCTCTTGACTCTGTATAAGTCATTATGATTTCTACGTCCTCAGGACTAACATCACTGCCTCTTATTACACCATAGTTTCCCGTTGCCATCTTAAATTTGTTTTTTCTTTTTTATAAATAGTTATGTGGACACTTTTTTAATCGTAAAATATTTGTATCCATACTTTTCTAAATCACCCATATTATCAACTTCCCCTATTCTCATCACATTTTCTAATGGAGTGTTTTTACCCCTCTCAATATAAAGATTGGTAATAACCTCAGGTTGGTCAATAACATTTAATAAGGCCTCGTTTTTTGTTAACCCGGTCATTATTATCTCACCAGGAACATAACCATAAGAGTCAGTGACGTAAACCGTGTAATCATCATAATCAAGATAATTTACCCCATTGATTGTATATGCACTGTAAAGACCCGATGGATCAACACCCCAATAAGTTCCAACGGCTCCAGTGGTACCCGTTACTTGTATTCCTAATTTATATTTTCCTCCTGACAAATATATTTTTGGCCCAAACTGAGCAATATCATTTAAAGTGGATGTCGTATACCCACTAACCGGAAACGGCACTGATGTATAGTTGTATGAATAAAAGTCGTTAATATTCGTATTTGAGTCTCCCGAAAAGATATAATCATAACTGATAGGAGTTCCACTCCAACTGCCACCCGCAGGATAGAATACCATATTTCCTTCGGGGTTTGGGATAGTTACATTTGTGAACGGGGTGGTTACCGTTTTTTGAACTATTGATTTTCCCCAAGGAGAATTAGAGGTTAAAGTAATTGTATATGTGTTGTTTGCTGCAGGGTAAGTGTGACTGAGTGGTGAAATACCCAAAACCAATTGTTCTGGTGATCCATCCCCCCAATTTAAAGTATATGTTACCAACGATAAGAACTTTATGAGTTCAAGGTCTGAGGTGTTATAAAATATATACGTATATGGGTTAATTGTGTCTGCCGTTGTAATAAAATTATTCAACACTTCCTTTTGTAAAATAGCACCATCAAAGGGAGAATAATACCCTATATCAACAGTGCTTTCAGTTAACAAAAGATTAACAGTAAGTCCCGTTAGAAATGAAGTCCCTCCAGTATTTCCCGATAACACATAACTCATAGGTAGATAAACACCTGTAGTTCCTGTGGTAACGGTAATTGTTGTTGCTGATGTTAAACAACAAGGATCAATAATGGTCGTTATGTCTGTATCGCCAGTATAGTTAACAAAAACGATATCTGATTTAATATTCTCAGGAGAGACTATGAACTTATATTGTTGTAATTCCATTATGGGTTAACGTATTCATACCATTTTATCGGTGTTGTCGCACCACCAACCCTAAGATTGGTTGCCGTTGAGAACACTTCGTAAGTTTTAGTGTTGTAATCTAATTTAACTTTGTAGTAATAATAATCTGCATTGTTAAAGTTAAATTTGTTTGGTGTTATTTGAGTTTGTGGTGTGTTTGTCATTTGAACAAATACTCCGAGTCTTCCGTCAAAGAACTTACCTGTCATAAAAAATTCATTAATATCAACAAACTCCCTATTTCTTAACCAATAAATAAAGAACCCTTCTTTATCTCCAATATAATCCAATACCATTTGAGGTTTTTTAATTTCCACAGGTGGTAATGTTGGTGATAAAGTTACCGTTTCAGTTAAACCTTGTTGTACGGGTAATATTATTGATAAAAATATTTGTTGAGTCTTTTCGTTGTCAGTATCATAAAAATCTAATTTAAAAAATGATTTGGTAAAAGGTTTTGAATAGTAATATACATCCTGAACCGAAAACCCTTCATTTAAATATGACATACCCCAATTGGCACTTGTAACCGTAACCGCACTAATAGGACTT